ACACTCTTGAAAGGAGGTGATATGGATGAGAAATAATAGTCATCCTCAATGGTCCCAGGTTTCTGAAGATCTCAAGAAGGATCTTGAGCTTCTCCAATGGGCTCGATTTGCCCAATCGAAACTCGTCGACTTACCTTCGGGTAAGTTGAAGGAATCACTGGAAGAAAGGATCAATAATCTGTTGGATGTCAGTGAATTCTGCAATTTAAAGCAGACACTCCTTGAGTCCAAGAGTTTGATCACTTCCCTCGGTGCTGAGAAATCAGCTCTTGAGAAAAGGTGTATTCGATTGGAAGACGAATTGTCCTCAATGGAAAGTTCTTTTCCTGAGAGGTCTTCTCAGATTCCTTGGATCTACATCGTGATGATTCTTGTTATCACCCTATCACTTCTATATCAAGTGTTTGTTAACTCCTGAAAGTGGAGCCAACCTAAGACTTAAGGTCGGTTCGTCACCGACTTGATGTGGCCATATCCGAAAGGAGTACAGCCATGCTCACATTTGAGCAACATCAGGAAGGTTTGACGCGTCGTCTTGTGGTGATTGGCATACCCCATTATGCACTTAAGCCTTTTGTCCAGCTTTTAGTGCGTTGGGAGACATGTTCTGGGATTGAATGGACCATTGGGAGACTTAAGTCTCTCAAAGTGGATCTCATTCGTCGTCGATCAGGACTTCCTCCACTAACCTGGGTTCGTAAGAACCGTAAAGGTGATGTGTCAGGATTGATCGGCTCCCTATTCCGTTGGTCTGATAAATCAGATCAGAATTTCAGTAGAACTATTCAAGCTTTTATGGCTTATAGTTTCTACATCCTTCCGTCTCTCACTGAGAGTCAAAAGGAGAAATTCCTTTCTGGTATCAACCCAGAGGAATATGATGTCCTTGACCCGGACTTCTTGCGAAGTTTTGGTAGGGCCGTCAGCCAACATGTCAAAAGACGTTCGGTGACCTGTTGTCATCGACCGTTAGTTGTTTATCAGGGTTCTCCTGATAAGAAAGCTCCTACTCATTTTGGTAGGAGGTCGGTTCCTCAGGATAAAGAGATCTGGAGAGATCTGGAACTCTTTAACACTGATGGTGGGTTGTATCTTTATCAGCGGTATAAGGATCTTTATGATCCTTTACTCGTTGGCTTAGATACTAGGAGGCGCTACCTCCAATCCCTCAGGGATTGGGATGGTTCCTCTACCTACCCTGTGTACGGTGGAGAAATCCACTTTATACAGGAACCGGGTGGGAAACTACGTTCTGTAGCTTCCCCTTTCCGCATACACCAGGAAGCACTTCGCCCTTTGGGTGATTTGCTTTATGATGTTGTGCGTCAACTGCCATGGGATTGTACTCATGCTCAGCATGAAGCAATTCCCCACATCCAGTCACACCTTTGGCAAGGTGGTCAAGTACATTCTGTAGACTTATCATCAGCTACAGACCATTTTCCTCTCTCCCTACAGGAAGAGGCTCTTCGAGCCTTTATTCCTAAGGAAGATTGGATCCACATAGATCTCTTTGTGGAGATCTCTCGTGGTTGGTGGAAATCCCCTCTTGGGGATCTCCAATGGACGAAGGGGCAACCCTTAGGATTATATCCTAGTTTTGCTTCCTTTACCTTGACACATGGATTATTGCTTTTCTACTTGAATGGTTGTCGTCATGACAACCAGTTCTTTGTAGTGGGCGATGATGTAGTTATCCTCAATGATAAGTTGAGGGATTCCTACATTTCCATGTTAGACAGGATGTCCTGTCCTTGGTCGGAAGATAAATCAATCTCCAGCAACTCCCTTGCGGAATTTGCTGGTAAGATTGTCACTAAGTTGGAGGTTATCCCCCAACTTAAGTGGAGGAAGATGTCTAATGACAACTTCCTCGATATCTGCCGGCTTTTAGGCAGGAAGAGTCGATGCCTTCTCTCGAGGAGGCAAAAGAAAGTCTTCGATATCGTTCAACATTTAGTTGAACCTATCGGTCTCAATTTTTCTCTACCAGGTGATAACCTGGTTAAGATGATTGAGAGGACTTTAGACTTTTACCAACCGGAAAAGGTTGTCTTAGGTTCCCTTATGGGCCTAAGAAGTAGAATGAACACTTTTGTGTATCATTCTACAGAAGATTGTTCTCCAGTTCAACTGGATGAACTATCTTCCACCTTTGACGAAAAGGTGAAGTCTGTATTGTCTCAGACTGTCTTTAATCGGTGGGAGTCCTCGATTTCCATCGGGTTAGACGCCTTTGAGACATTACCTGAGGCTCTTGGTTTGAGACCAAGATTACCTCGAAAGGGTGTGTCCTCCTCTAGGAGAACTACTCTCGAAAGGTATGAAGGTCTAATGGCCTGTCAAGACCACTAGATACCCGTT